CGATGAGTAAACCTTATGTTGTAGTGGAGTCCAAATATAGTGGACTTGATGCGATAAAGTTGACAGAAGAGCCATGGCAGGGTATAATATATGCTTATGGTAAGGTTGAGTTTGAAGAAGATGAAATCGACTCAACCATTCATCTAAAATTTGATTATGAAATTCTTGATGATGGTGGAAAGGGTTTCACCAATAAGAAACCTTTTGAAGAATACATTGGTAAAATCTTGGAAGAATTGCTTCATGAAGGCATCCAAGAAAACAATTTAACATATACAGGCGGAACAGAAATTGATGCGAATAGAACAAAAGATTCTGAGCAATCTGATATTTGATGAGAACTATTGTCGTAAAGTAATCCCATTTATCAAGAAAGAATATTTTGCAGAGCGCAAAGAAGTAATCTTGGCAGACGAGATTGTTTCTTTCTTCACGAAGTATAACAAACCAGCATCCAAAGAAATCCTACAGATTGAAATTAGCAACAGGAAAGATCTCAACGATAAAGAGTTATCTGAACTTGGCGACTTTATCGGCACATTGAGTCAGGAACCAGTCAATGAAGACTGGATGTTAGAACATACTGAAAAGTTTTGTAAAGATAGGGCAATTTATAATGGAGTTCTCTCGGCAATCAGAATCATTGACGGCAACGACAAGCAACATACGCAAGATGCGATCCCTTCTATTCTTTCTGATGCTCTTGCCGTTTCATTTGATATTCATATTGGGCATGACTATCTTGATGACCACAATGAGAGGTATGATTTTTATCATAGGGTGGAAGAGAAGGTTGCATTCGACCTTGACATGTTCAATAAAATCACTAAGGGTGGACTATCAAAGAAAACACTTAATATTTGTCTTGCTGGCACTGGTGTTGGTAAGTCTTTGTTTATGTGTCACGTGGGTGCAGGTTGCCTAACTCAAGGTAAAAATGTCTTATACATAACTATGGAAATGGCAGAAGAGCGTATCGCTGAAAGGATTGATGCGAATCTTCTTAACCTAACCATGGATGAACTAAAAGTTATTGACAGGGATATCTATGAAAGTCGTATTGCTAAGATTACGGCTAAGACTAAAGGTAAACTAATTGTCAAAGAATACCCAACTGCTGGTGCCCACTCTGGTCACTTCCGTGCTTTGCTGGAAGAACTAAAGTTGAAACGAGAATTCAAACCTGATATTATCTTCATTGACTATCTCAATATTTGTGCGAGTCAACGAATGAAACAAGGTGGAAGTATTAACTCTTATACATATATTAAGAGCATTGCAGAAGAGTTAAGAGGATTGGCAGTTGAGTATAATGTTCCCATTGTATCAGCCACTCAAACGACTCGTTCTGGATTCACAAACTCGGATCCAGGACTTGAAGACACCTCTGAATCTTTTGGTTTGCCAGCGACAGCTGACTTTATGTTTGCTTTGGTCAGCAATGAAGAGTTGGAAGGATTGAATCAGATTATTGTTAAACAGTTGAAGAATCGCTATAACGATCCAGGATTCTATAAGAGATTTGTTATTGGGGTTGATAGAGCAAAGATGAAACTGTATGATGTAGAAGCATCGGCACAAACGCTAAGTGATTCAGGAAAGCACGATGACGATGAACCAATGTTTGATAAAAGTAATTTTGGTCGCAGACAAAAAGCAGAATCGTTTGACGGATTTAAGTTTTAGGAGAGAATATGACTAAGGTAATCGTAGCAAAACAAAAACATGATATGTCTCACATGATGGGACAATTTCCAGATGAGTCACATTATGATTTCCTCATTGAAGAGGACTGTGATGTTTATATGCCAGAAATTCCTGGACATCCAGAGATGACATACTCTGAAGAGAGAATCGTTTTGAAGTTCCGTAAGAATTACTTTACAAAAGAACAACAAGATCAAGCATACATTGGACTTCGTGAAGCAGCAACCGAAACTCAGAATAGAGGTATGGCTGCAGGTCCAAGAGCAGAGAAGTTGGGTAATCGTGAGTGGGTCACTGAATATGAATCAGAAATTATTGATTACTTCTTGAATCCAAAGGCATCACTGGACGGAGATCCAATTGATGTTATTAAAGCCAAGCATGAAGGTAAGACTGATAAACCATCTACCAGAAATAATGTTTGGGGTATCCAAGCAGTTAAGAAAGATAAATTTGTTTTCAATGAGTGGGTTGAGAAAGTTCGTAAATTAGATGCATCTGATATGGTTATCGAAGCAAGACGAGTAGAAAAAGCATATGTCTGCGCAACTACCTATGCCAATGGTGTTATGTCTGGTATTGCTGGTTGGTTCGATCGTTATCCTCGCATTCCTTATGGTCGTGCAACATCTTATACTGCTCGTGAACCAGCAAAGTTTGCCATGGCATATCCATTCTTGCAACAACTTGCGCAGGGTTTTAAAGACTTGTTGCCATGGAGATACAACAATCAAATGGAAGCAGCAAAGAAACTGGATCCTGCATTCTTAGTTCCAGAAACTCCATTCACTACTGTTACTGTTAATAAGTCTTTCAGAACTGCTTGTCACTACGATGCAGGTGACTTTACTGCTGGTCTATCCAATCTATTGACTCTAACAAACAATGGTAACTATACAGGTTGTTATTTGGTTGCACCAGAGTATCGTGTTGCTGTTAATCCAAGACCTGGAGATTTGCTACTCATTAACAATCATGAAGTGATGCATGGCAATACTCAGATTCAATTGCTCGATGAAGAAGCAGAGCGAATCTCATTAGTTGTTTACTTCCGTGAGAAGATGCTTGAGTTGGGTTCAAAACAATACGAAGATTGTCGTTATGACTTTGTTGAACACCGCAGACTTAACAAAGAACATCCAGACCAAAAATATGAAGATGGTTCTCAACGACATCTTTGGAATGGTGTTAGTTCTTCTATGTGGGAATCAGAAGAATGGTATGAATACCTTGAGAGTAAACTTGGTAATGATATACTAATGAAGTATCACCCAGAATCACAAAAGGCAAATTCACTTGAAGGATTCTTCTAATGTGTTCAGTGATTGGTGCGATTATTAAAGAACCTCGTGCAGAGGATTTCTTAATGCTTCATCGTGTGTTCCTTGAATCTAAGATTCGAGGGATGCACGCTACTGGAATCTCCTATGTTAAGCATGGAAAGATTATCACTGAGAAGCGACCAGTTCCTGCCGATGAATTCCCATTCAACTTTCCAAGTTATGTGAATGAAGATGGTAGTCTTTATTTAATTGGTCACTGTCGTTATAGCACTAGCGATTTAGAATTCAATCAACCAATTGCCAACGAGAATCTTTCAGTAGTTCACAATGGAGTTATCACTCAAGAGTTACCTGAGAAGTGGAAAGAACTCTATGGTTATGATTGTGAAACTAAAAACGATACTGAATTGATTTTACATACAGCAGAGGATTGCATCAGTCCATTGATTCGCTGGAAAGATTCAAGTCTTGCAGTTATTGAATTACATGTTGATAAAGTTATTAGATTCTATCGCAATGGTAAGCGTCCATTATACTTGACAAATATCTCAAATGGATGTATAATTACTTCTACTGCTGATGTTCCAAAACGAGCAGAAGTTCCAGGATTTCCGATTAACACTTTGATGAATCATTACATTACATTTGATGACCAACTCGCAATGACAATTGAAAAAGAAGTCATTGAAGATGCGGTGGACTTACAATATGAACTTTGTTAATTCAACAAGAGTTGAAGAGTTAATTAAAAATAGTCCAGCTGGTAAGAATACCAAATTCTTATCGGCTGCACATTCATTGTGGTATCGTTTCCACAATTATGATAAAGCACCACCACTGGCTCTTGAAGTAAATGGTGATGTTGTTTCGCTAATCTTTGCGACATTCAATCGTGATGGTTATGCGAATCTATATGAGATAGTTACACTTGAAGGACAAGAAGGAAATGGTTATGCAAGTAAATGCTGGGATGAATGGATCAAATATGCAGTCGGAGAACGCAAAACCCAACGACTTAAAATGTCATGCACTCCATCTTCCGTTACATGGCACAATAAAAATGGTCTCATCTTCTGGGCAGTCGATCCAACTGGCTCTCTTAGATCTGACC